CCAACATTAAAAATTTCAGAAACAACCAAGACTTTGAACTTGTCGACGGGGACCTCTCTGATAGCGCCAGTATTGACAACTTAGTTAAAGAAATACAGCCTGATTTTCTCATTAACTTTGGAGCCAATTCTTTCGTCGCTGACAGCTGGAACGTCCCACTTAGCGTTCTAGACGTGAACACTGGCGGGGTAGTGAGATGCCTAGAGGCTATTAGAAAATTTAAACCCGACTGTAGGTTTTATAGCGCTGGTTCTTCTGAAGAGTTCGGCGACGTAGACTACAATCCTCAAGACATTAAGCACCCCGTTAAGCCAAGAAGCCCTTATGGCGCATCAAAAGCTGCGGCTCGCCATATGGTTAAAGTTTATCGCGAATCTTACGATCTCTATGCAGTACACTCCATTCTTTTTAACCATGAAGGAACAAGAAGAGGAGAAGAATTCGTAACTAGAAAAATTACGAAAAAAGTTGCAGAAATAAAACACGCATTAGATAATAATTTATCTTTTAAACCGCTTGAGTTAGGCAACGTGAACTCCCGAAGAGATTGGAGCGACAGTAAAGATTTTATGAGAGGAGTCTGGTTGATGCTCAACCAAGACAAGCCAAAAGATTACGTTTTATCAAGCAATGAAACTCATTCTGTTAAAGATTTCGTATCCAAAGCTTTCGCGGCGGCAAGCGTCCCCGGCCTTTGGAGCGGTGAAGGAATGGCGGAAAAATTTAGGCTTTTCCAAGGGAATAATGTTTTGGCTGAGATAAATAAAAAATTTTACAGGCCCGCAGAAGTAGATATTTTACACGGAGACTCGACACCTATAAGAGAAGAACTGGGATGGGAACCCAATATTTCGTTTGACAAACTGGTAGAAAGTATGGTAGAAAATGACCTAGCGATTTTAAATCGTGATTTGCTTTAGGATCTCAGCATGCTAGACATGCTTCACAAGATCAGTAAACATGATTTAAACCCAAAAAAACGAAACATTCCCCGAAAAAGGGTCTCTCGATAAAATTTTCAAAAATACTAGACACGTATGCGACGCAGCAAAAAAAACCCAACCATAAATCAGCTCATAATTGAAAAATTTTTAAAAGACCCAAACGCAATATGGAAAGATAAAAACTCCCGAATGAGAGAATTAGGAACAACCAAGAAGCTTTTGGACAAATATCCCAATAAAAGATTTTGGTTCAGAATGAACATACCTTTCGAAATGGAATCTTTACTTTGGTTTTTGGCGCCAAAAGGAAAAGAATACCTGCTGACCGAGTGGAACAAGTTTAAACTTGACTTGAAAGCAGAAAAGAAATATTCTATTGGAAGTCGCAAGATCGGCAAGGCCAAGAAGATAAACAAAACAAAAAGCCTTTTAGAATTTTTAAGAGATGGCAGCGAAAAAAAAGAATGACCAGTTAGGCCCAGTGGGTCAAATCCAGCAATACCTCAAAGAGCACAAGCAGGATCACTACAACTTTGAGACAGAGACAGATTATATCGTATCTAGCGGCAGCTTGATTCTGGATATGAACATGTCAGGAGGGCTTCGCGCTTCAATCATTCGCGCCAGCGGGGTTTCAGAGGGGGGTAAAACCTCTTGCGCCTTATCTTTTGCTAGAAATTTCCAAAAAGACGTCGACAACTCTATGGCGGTTTACGTCAAAGCGGAAGGGCGATTGTCTCCCGAAATGATCGAAAGGTCAGGGGTGGACACTTCTGATGAGAAGTGGTTTGTTTATAAATCTAACATTTATGAAAGTGTTTTAACCCTAATGGAACACTTAATAAACGATAACCCGACTGATAAAAAATATTTTTTCATAATTGACTCAATGGACGCTCTCGTCTCAAGAGGCGATGTTGATCGTTCTTATAACGAATCTAACAAGGTCGCAGGAGGCGCGGTATTAAGTTCTAACTTTCTCAAAAGAATGGCTCTACCAATTAGCACCAGAGGACATATCTGCTTCTTAATTTCTCAAGTAAGAAGTAAAGTTAGCATTAACCCTTACGAAAAAACCGACCCAAAGCTTACGAATGCTTCGGGAGGAAACGCCTTGTTACACTTCTCGGATTGGATCCTAGAGTTTCAACCAAGATACAGTAAGGAGCAAATAAAAGACCCTAAAGCCACCAAAGAAGACGTCGCAAGCGGACACTGGTGCAAGGTAGTTTTCCGTAAGACCCCCAACGAGACAACAGGAATGGAAGTTAAGTACCCAATAAAATACGGGAGGACTAACGGCAAAAGCATTTGGGTTGAGTATGAAGTTTTCAATACTTTGGTTAAATGGGGATTTGTAAAAAGAGCAGGCTCTTGGGTGACTGTTGACGAAAAGTTAGTCGAAGAATTAAAATCTAACAATTTAGAGATACCAGAAAAGACCCAAGGAGAAGATGCTTTTACAGCTTATCTCGAAGAAAACCCAAAGTTGTGCGAATTTTTGTTTCAAAAACTTAAAAGCGCGTTGACTTTGGCGGTATGAGGCTCTTTAATATTAACGGAAGACTCGTAAGCAAAAACGTAACCAGATATAAAGTAGATTGGGACAAAAAGTGCAGATCAAAAATACAGTTTGCAGCAAAAAGCTTTTTCAGAGACTACTGGAAGAATCATATTTGCTACGAAGAATTTCCTGTTTTCGGAACGAGATTAAAAGTGGATTTAATAAATTTCACTCGTAAAATAGCGGTGGAAGTTCAAGGAGAACAACATAATCAATTTAATAAGTTTTTTCACGGGAACTCAAGACAAAAATACCTAGATTCAATAAAAAGAGACATGAAGAAAATAAGCTGGCTAGAATTAAACGAATTCAAAGTTCTGGAAGTAGACAAGGACGATATCCCTAACCTTAGTAGATCCTATATTTTAGAGGGATTTGGAGTAGAAATTTGAATATAAGTGTAATATACCATGATGAGTAAAAAAATACAGCACGGCACAATGCCCGAAAAATTACTCGACAACCTTAGTGAAATGTCATACGGCGGTTATGTGCTGTTTAGTTTTGACGGATCCGCCAAGCCGCAGGTACATGCTCAAATAAACGACGACCTAAACGCAATGTCCCTACAGTATTTTATTAAAAACTGGTCAGAGGCAATGGAAGAAATCTCAAGAGAAAGCTTTTTAAAAAATATAGCAAGCAGAATAGACGGAAACGACGAGGAAGATTACGAAGATGAGTGACACAAATATATCGGATTACTATCCAAACGAAAAAAAGAGCACAGAGCTTCCGGGCTTTGACGCACCCCCATCGCTAAACGCAGGAGAAGCTCCGGAACCAGTGACAGAAGCCCCAGCCCCCGTAAGCGATGCAGTTCCAGAGGAAAGGAAAGAGTCTCTCGGGATATCGTCAGCCGAAGTAACTGATTTAGGAATAGATCTTCCTGACATTCCGCTTCCTGACGATGAGCCCGTGGAGGATTCCGTAAAAGATAACTTTGACGACGCAGCTTTTAATTTCGCTATCGTAGGAGTTGGGCAAGGAGGCTCAAGGTTAGCCGAGTCTTTTTGGAATCTTGGGTATCGCAGGGTCGCCGCTATCAACACTGCTAAACAAGACCTTTCTTTGATTAAAGTACCTGACGAAAATAAACTTTTAATAGGGGAAGGCGGCGCGGGCAAAAATCCCGATGCGGCAGACGAAGTCTTTAGGACTAGATACGAAGACATTCTTGACTTTCTCAAAAAATCTTTCGGCAGCGGTTTCGAGAGAGTCTTGGTTTGTGCTGGAGCAGGGGGAGGAACCGGCGCGGGTGGGGTGGCTAAAGTTATAGAAGTTTGCCACGACCTTAATCAATCATTAGGCAAAGAGACAAAAGACACCGACGCTAAAGTTGGTTGCATAGTCGCTCTCCCGACTAGAGCAGAAGGAATCAAAGTTCAGGATAATTCTAAAAAAACTATCAGCAAGCTTATAGACTTGCAAAAAGCAAAAGTAATATCTCCTTTGATTGTCCTAGATAACGAAAAGATTAAGCAGCTTTACCCGAAACTGTCTGTCAATCAGTTTTGGACTACTGCGAATAACAGCATCTGTTCGATCTTTCACTTGTTTAATAAAATTTCAGCAAAAGAATCGGCTTACACAACCTTCGACAAGGCTGATTTAGATACAATTTTCTCTTCTGGAATAATAATGTTTGGTGCAACTCCAATCAAAGACTTTTCTGATACTGGGATTTCTCACGCTATTAGAGATAACTTAAGAAAGAACATCCTTGCGGGTATAGACGCCTCAACAGGTAATACCGCCGCTTGCGTTATCATAGGA